TATGAGTTGAAAAAACAATTGAATCCCGAAATAGAAACCAATCCCGAAGCGGATGAAGATGAAGACGGATGCTTATTTTGTGGGAGTTAATTAATAAAAATATAGAATATGAATAATTATAAAACAGGAGATTTGTTATTGTGTAGATATGACTTTCAACAAATCGATGCGTGGTATGGTGGTGTAATTACACCTTTTACAGAGGGTAAAACATATAGAGTTGTATCACACACTATCGATAGTTTTACGGTAGAAAATAATTTAGATAGTACTACTGAGTTCTCTCATAAGTTTGTAGAACATTTATTTGATTTAGTATGAGTAAAGTTGAATTAATATCCGTATACGGTAACGATGCAACCGTTTGCGATGCAGCGAGAGTGTCGTTTGATAAGAAAGCAAGTAACTATTCAGATGAACAGAATAGTCGGTTAATAAACTATTTAGTGAAGCACAAACACACATCAGTGTTTAGACATCCACAACTAACGTTTAGAATAAATTGCCCTATATATGTTGAGAGGCAATTGTTTAAGCACCAGGTTGGAATGAGTGCCAATAGTATAAGCGGACGTTACGTGGACTTCAGTGATACGTACACACTAATCAGCGAATGGAGAGAGCAAAGCAAAGATAGTAAACAAGGCAGTGCGGAAGCTTTACCTTACGATACGCAAGAGAAATGCAACGAGATTGAATACAATGTAAAAGAGGCTTGTCAGAATGCGTATAAACAATTAATTAGTTTAGGAGTAAGCAAAGAACAGGCGCGAACAATACTACCTTTGAATCTTAACACAACTTTTTTGTGGACCGGTTCACTGCTATCGTTTATCCACGTGTTCAACTTACGTTTAAAGTTAGACGCACAACAAGAAACACGTGAAGTTGTTGCCGAAATGTTACGACTACTAAAAGAAAACGGTAACTTTGCAGAGTCATTAAAAGCATTTGAATTATGAAGATAAAAGTTAGTACAAGAGTAGTTGCGTAATTAAAAATGAAAGTTATGAAATATATAAACGAATTTATTAAATACAAAGAATATAAAGGCGAAAAAGCTATTTATAGGGTAAATGATAATTGTGGAAACACTTATTATAGTGATGAATATGTAAATTGGTTAGAGGAGCAATTACGCATACACGATGTTATAGTTAGTTGTCCAAAGTGTAATAGTTCTTGGATTGGGGATATTGGTTATGGTAATTGTGAGTGCTGGATGTGTGGAAATGTGTTTAAGTTGAAATCTAAGACAGGTTTGGAAGACAATTAACTATAACACGTATATACACGCAATGCGTATATTAATTATAAATTATTAAATTATGAAAATTAAAGTTAGTACACGAGTAGTATTCATATTCAATGATCATGTTGTTAAAGTACCCATATCATTGCGTGGGTACTTGCAATGTTTACAGGAACGCAACCTTTGGGACAAGTACAAAGACCTCGGAATATTAGGTGAACTTTATAGTTACAAACGTGGGATAATAAAAATGAAACGATACAACCCTATCGCCTCAGTTGACTATACAGATGTTGATTTAGTCAAAGGATTGATTGAAGAGCTTAATATTAACAACTGCGACCTATACAATAAAGCTAATTGGGGACAACTAAACGGTAGGAGATACCTAATTGATTACGGTATTAACGAAGAGATATCAAAAATGTATAATTTATGAAGTTAAGATGTATTGAAAAACACTTTGCTAATGTTACTTTTGGTAAGGTGTACGATGTGATTAAAAAAGATAATAGCTATATTTGGATTATGAATGATAAAGGCCAAGAACATCAGTTTGACACTATAGAAAACTACTTTGAAGTAGTGACCGACAACGCACCAAGCTATTATAATAATGAGAAAGGTAGCCTTTACAAGTTTGCAGAAGACCATGACTTAAACGCATACGAATTTGACTTAGTCAAACGCCTTGTAAGATGCAGAAAGAAAGGTAACTTTGTACAGGATTTAGAGAAGACAAAGTTTTTAATTGACTTATATTTAAAAGAATGGAAGCAGTAATAATAAGCTTAGTTTATGTAGCTAACGTATTTTTAAATAGGTGGTTAAATAAAAAATTGTATAAAATAGATAAATTTAATGGAATAAACCCGATGCTTTGGTTTTTCCCTATTGTTACTACTGTTGTCTTTGGTTTAGAACTTATAAATGAACAAAGTCGTAAAAATAAATTTACAGGTAAAAATTGGTAATATGGAAAGAGAAATAATTAATTGGGCGAAGGCTCGAAAGTTAGACAACCCCGACAACAAGTTCCAACAACTCGCAAAGGTTGTAGAGGAAGTCGGAGAATTATCTTCAGCAATACTAAAGAAAGACATCGCAGAAACAATAGACGCGCTTGGAGATAGTTACATCACACTTGTTATATTAGCTAATCAAATGGGTTACTCACTTGAAGATTGTGCAAAACGTGCCTTCAAAGTTATTGAGTATAGAAAAGGTAAAACCGAAAACGGAACATTTATCAAAGAATAGTTTACTACCCTTGCATCAATTGGTGTAAGGGTATTTTTGTTTATACACATGGATTTAAAAGAAGTAGCGCAGTACCACGATGAATGGGTAAGAATAGTAAAAAGGTTTGGCGCTAAGACCGAAGCAGAGGACATCGTTCAAGATATGTACATACGGTTTCACAAATATGGTAAAGGTCAAGTCATAACAAAGTCATTCATTTGGATAATGCTACGCAACTCTTTTTATGACTCATGCAAGCGTAATGTTTCAACAGTAGACATCGACCTACTCGTAGACCTATCGGAAGATGAAAACAACAAAACATACGAAATTGAGTTATACTATCAAAGCGTTGAGGAACAAATAAAAACATGGGAGTGGTTTGACCAACAACTATTCTTACTATATTTGCGAAGCGGAAAGTCAATGCGTGAAATTGAAAAGGAAACTAAAATTAGTTTGACTTCGATTTTTCACACGATTAAAAAATGTAAAAGAAAATTAAAGATATGGCAAAAAGAGTATCAAAAGGATTTGGAGATACAGTAGCTAAATTCACAGAGGCAACGGGAATTGATAAGGTTGTTAACTTCATTGCAGGAGAGGATTGTGGGTGCGATAAACGTAAAGAGAAACTAAACAAACTATTCCCTTACAAAACTCCAGAATGCTTGACAGAACCCGAATACAAGCTATTAGAAGAACTATTACCTCAAATTTCTGTTAAGATTAAACCAAGTCAACAAATTGAGTTTCTAAAGGTTTACAACAGAGTTTTCAAAACAAACGAGAGACCTACTTCATGTGCTAGTTGTTTAAACGACATGTTACGCAAAACAAGAATAGTTTTTAATGAATATAACAAAGAGTCATTTCCTAATGATCAAGGTGCATTTTTAGGATAGACTTGACTAATCAAAGGATTTCAAATGAACACACACGGAGGCAAAAGAGAAGGGTCAGGACGTAAAGCAATATCCGACGAAATAAAAGGTTTCACACTTGCACAACCACACGTTGAAGATGCTTTCAGAGTATTAGCTGAAATAATGATTGATGAAGCTAAAAGACCATCAGATAGGATAGCAAGCGCAAAGATTTTAATCGAATATGGTTGCGGTAAACCAAAAGAACATGTTGAACAAGACATTAACATTAACACAACAACACTAAAAGATTTAATCAGTTTTGGTAGTCCTGAACCCGAAATATAAAGCTTTTGCAAATGACAGTAGATATTTCATTGTTACAGGTGGTCGGGGTAGTGGTAAGTCATATTCTATTAATTTACTTCTACTGCTCCTTACCTACGAATCAAACCATGTTATATTATTTACACGTTATACCCTTACTTCTGCTCACATCAGTATTATACCTGAATTTATTGATAAGATTGATGTATTAGATAAGCATAAAGATTTCCATATTACTAAGGATGAAATAATAAATCTAAGAACGGGAAGCAAGATATTATTCAAAGGTATTAAGACATCGAGCGGAACTCAAACCGCTAATCTAAAATCATTAGCAGGTGTAACTACATGGGTACTTGATGAAGCTGAAGAGTTAACCGATGAGGATACGTTTGATAAGATTGATTACTCTATTCGACATAAAGAAAAACAAAACAGGGTGATACTTATTCTTAACCCTGCAATGAAAACACACTTTATTTATCAAAAGTTTTTTGAATCAAAAGGGATTGAAGCTGGAGTAAATACAATTAAAGGCGATACAACGTATATACACACAACGTACCAAGACAACATATCAAACCTATCTGAAAGTTTCTTAAATCAGATTAAAACGATAAAAGAACGTAGACCTGATAAATATAAACATACAATACTCGGAGGTTGGTTAGAGAAAGCAGAAGGAGTTATCTTTACCAATTGGAGAATTGGAGAGTACAATAAAGATAATGGTTCGGTATTCGGTCAGGATTACGGATTTAGTAACGACCCATCTACATTAGTTGAAACGTCAATAGATAAGACTAATAAAATTATTTATGTTAGACTGCATATTTATCAAACAGGATTAACCACTTCACAACTTTCACAACTTAATAGACAATTTGCAGGACGTGACTTAATAGTTGCGGATAATGCAGAGCCACGTTTGATTAACGAATTAAAGTCACAAGGGCTTAACATTGTACCTACAATTAAAGGAGCGGATTCTGTTAAATATGGAATAAGTTTATTACAAGACTACGACTTAATTATTGACGAAAATTCAGTAGATTTGATAAAAGAATTAAACAACTATTGCTGGCTTGAAAAGAAGTCAGAAACACCAATAGACAAATATAACCACGCATTAGATGCGTTACGTTATGCAGTTAGTTATCAGTTAGCAAACCCAAACAAAGGTAAATATGGAATTAGGTAAAAGTTTAAGACAAATGATTAATGAAAGTAGCGTTAAAGTTGTAGACGCTTATAAAGACGAATACGGAGACAATTGGAAATTTCAGTGTGTTGAGTCAATCGACAATGAAGTAGCGAAAGCTGAAGCATCATTGAAATATTGGAAAGGTGTTAGAGCTAAAGTAATGGTGGCAAAATGAAAGTAGAGATTGAAATACCTTCCAACCTATCCGAAATAAGTTTAGATAGGTACCAGAAGTACATGCTTACTTTGAACAACTCGGACGATAAAGAATTTGTATTCCAGAAAATGATTGAAATATTTTGCGGCTTAGAATTAAAGGAAGTTGTTAAGATGAAAGCGTCAACGGTAATAGAGTTGGTGCAACACTTCAATAAAATATTTAACGAAAAGACTGCATTCAAACATAGGTTTAAATTAAACGATGTTGAGTTTGGATTCATTCCCGACATTGAAGAAATATCCTGGGGTGAGTACATCGATATTGAGGCAAACATAGGTGACTTTCAAAATATCCACAAAGCACTTGCGGTGATGTATAGACCGATTGTAAAGGACGTTAAGGGTAAATATGAAATAGAGTCTTACAAAGGGGATTTAAGTTACTCAGAGGTGTTAAAATACGCGCCATTAAACGTTGTACTTCCTGCATCGGTTTTTTTTTGGACTTTAGGAATCGAGTTAATAAGCAGTACGCTGTCCTCTTTGGAGAAAATGAAGAACAAAACCCATATTCAGAGAATGTTCAATTCTCAAAACAATGGGGTTGGTATAGCTCAATCTATCACGTCGCTCAAGGAGATATTAGAAGATTTGACGAAGTTACAGCGTTGGGACTTCATCAATGTTTGACATTTTTAACGTTCGAACAACAAAAAAGTAGAATTGAGGTTAAACAATTAAAGAAGTCACATGAAAAACTATTATAACCTATCAACTTTATTGCATGATTCTATACTTGCTGACCCTTTAGTGAATAGAGTAACGAAGGGTAGCCTTGATAAGATTACCAATGCTAAACAAGATATGTACCCATTGTGCCACATTATATTTAACGATGTAGCATTTAGAGGTAATACAACGGTATATAACATATCGCTTGTTATGATGAGTATAGTTGATGTTAGTAAAGACGATGTAGTTGATATATTCAAGGGTAACGATAATGAGGACGATGTATTAAATACTACTTTAAGTATATTGAATAGGATATTTGAAAGAGTAAGAAGAGGAGATATTAACGATGCGGGCTATGAAGTGTTAGACGATACAGCAAGTTGTGAGCCTTTTGTAGACCGTTTCACCGATGCGGTTGCCGGGTGGACAATGACCTTTGACATATTAGCACCAAACGAAATGACAATATGTTAAGTGATTTAAGGGAATCGGGGCTACAAGAGGCACTGGATAAGTTCAAAGCTTCGGTAATAAAACAAGCTCGTACTAACTTAACGAAGGGACGTGCGCCTTTTGGGAGTCATAACAACACACGGAGGTTATACAACTCTTTGAAGGGTCAAGCGAAGGTTTACGCTAAGGGATATTCGTTAAGCTTTGAGATGGAAGATTACGGGAACTATCAAGATAAAGGGGTAAGGGGTAAACGTTCTAATTCAAGAGCGCCAAAGTCACCATACAAATTTGGAAGTGGAACAGGAGCAAAAGGAGGATTAACGGAGGGAATACAACGATGGGTAAAAGCACGTAAGTTTCAGTTTAGACAACGTGACCCGGAAACAAAGAAGTCAACAGGTAAATTTTTATCGTACGAGCAAACCGCATGGATTATCACACGGTCAATTTACGCAAAAGGTATAAGACCAACTTTGTTTTTCACCAAGCCTTTTGAAGCGGCTTACAAACGTTTACCTCAAGAATTAGTCAATGACTTAAAAATAGATTTAGAGAAAATATTTAACTATTCAATTAAACAACCGAAATGATTAGAGCACGTTCACCGTATATCATTAGTATCAATGAAACAAGCCAAGTAAGTACACGAATAGAGTTATTTATCAGTGCGACAACGTTCAGCGGTACACCACAATATAACTTAAGCAAGGCAATTCCTGCATCGAATGCACCAACAACATACTACGACATTGCACCTTACATTCGTGAATACTTTGACCATACGGTATACTCAAACATTACAACCTTAACGTCTTCTTACGGTAGTGTTCAAAAGTTAAATGTAAGAGTAAAGAGATACAAGACCGTTGGTACTACTGAGTCGTTAATTGATACAACAGACTACATTGCTACGGATGGTTTCACTGAGTTTGCAAATGGTGTAAATTATAGCGGTGGCAATTACTTATTAGACCAAAAGACTTACTACTATCATAGTGGTTCAAATGCGGGCTTTATATTAGTTTACGTTCAATCAAATGATAAGATTAGATGGACTGACTCGGAGGGTGTATTATACCTTAGTTCATCATTGGGTTTCGGTTGGTATTACGTGCCAAGATGCTATAACAGTAGATTTACAGAGCCTTGGATTGTTGAGGTTATAAATAGTTCAAACGTAGTTCAAGCTACATGGACGTTTAAGCCTGTTGAAGAGTGTTTGTATACACCTGTTAAAGTTGACTTCATAAATAAACATGGAGCATTTCAACGTGAGTTTTTTTTTAAGGCTTCAAACGATAATATTGAAGTAACTAACAAAGATTACAACTTAATGCAACCATACAATTATAGCTTAACAGGTGGTCAAAGAACAACGTACAACCAAAACGGAATTCAAAGTGTTAAAGTAAACTCAGGATGGGTTGAAGAGGACTTCAAAGACAACTTAAAACAATTGATGCTTAGTGAAAAAGTGTTAGTAGACGAAAAGCCTGCTATACTTAAAACTAAATCTATTGAACTAAACAAGTCTATAAATACAAAACAGATTAATTATAGTTTGGAATTTGAATTTGCGTATGATTTAATTAATAGTATTGTATAATGAGACAGGTAGACGTATATATAGAAGTTATTGCTGATTCAGGCAACTATGAAAAGTTAGAGTTATTTAACGATGAAGAAATTCAGATTAATAGCTCAATCCAAAACGTTCAAGATTTAGCAAAAGTTTACACTGACTTCACTCAGTCGTTTACTATTCCAGCCTCACCACGTAATAATAGGCTATTCGAACATTTTTATCAAAGCGATGTGAATGCAAATGACAATCCTAATATTAAGCGCAACGCATTTATAGAGATAGGTACAATACCATTTAGAAGTGGGAAAATATCAATTGAAAGTTCAAACGTTGTTAAAGGGAGAGTTGAAAGCTATTCAATTACGTTTTATGGTGATTTAACGAGCTTAAAGGATGCGTTTGGTGATGATACCTTAAAGGATTTAGATTTAAGTGTATATAGCGAACAATATAACGGAAATGCAGTAAGAACAAGTATCACAACAAACAATGCTTTATCTAATATTCGTTACCCTTTGATTTCATCTAATAGATTGTGGAGCTATGGCGATGGTGCTAATACAGATATAAGCAATTCTAACTATCCTATTGTTTATACTGAATTATTCCCTGCATTGCGTGTAAAAAAAATATTTGAAGCGATACAAACTAAGTATAATGTATCTTTTAATTCAAATTTTTTCAATCAGAAAGTATTTACTAATTTATTTTTCTGGTTAAAAAACGCAAAAACAATGCAAGCATTGACCGAAACATTGCAGTATACTGTTGATGACTTGCAAATAAATGATGACAGTAGAGTAAATGTGACTACTGACACTGCTGATTTAAGTAATACGGAAGGTGTTTTTGTGTACGCACAAGGAAGCGCAAATGTACCGACAGCGAAATTATATTTAGACGTTTACGTAAACAATAGTTTAATAAATACATTTGAGCTAAAAAGCACAGGTGTATACAGGGATAACCAAATTATACCACGGACGACATATAATGGGACAAATATAATGAGTTTCAAAATTAGAGCTTCGGCTCCGTGTACGGCAACAGTTGTAGGTATAAGGATAGAGTATAAAAACATAGGTGCTGGCGTTTTTAATACGCTAAAAGCACTTCAATTTAGATGTCTGAACAAAACATTTATCTCAGCAACTATTGACCCAACGGTTTACGCTCCTAACATTAAAGTTAGTGACTTTGTTAGTGGAATATTTAAAATGTTTAATCTTACTTGCTATGCTACATCGGTAGATAATTTTCAAGTAGAGCCATTGGATGATTGGTATTCAAAAGGTGCAGTTGTTGATATTACAGAATTTGTTGACACGGATGAAATTATAATTGAAAGGCATAAACTTTATAAAGAAATATCTTTTGATTATGAAAAATCAGAAAGTTTTTTAAATAAAGAATATTTTGATTCACAAACAAACGCACCTAAAGAGTTTGGAAGCTATAAAGAAACAAATTCAAATTATGATGGTGGTGAATATAAAATAGATATTCCATTTGAAAACATTAGATTCTCAAAAGAATTAACGACTAATGTAAATGAGCCACCAACAGCGTTTGTTCTAAATGAAAAAAATTCAAATGAAGCATATGACAATAAACCTATATTGTTGTATTACAATGAGAATTCTGTTTCAACTTCTTTTTATTTTGATACAGGTGGTTCAACGTCAATAGTAAGTACATATAAACCTTTGACTAATCAATTAACCTATAACAACGCAATTTTTTCAAATCATTTTGCAGTTGAGGGAAGTCCATTTGACGCTACTTACATTACAAATACATTGTACTCTCAATATTACGATAGCTATTTAAAAAACTTGTACAACCAAAAAAACAGATTAACCAACGTTAAAGCATTATTTCCAATATCATTGCTTACATCGTTAAAGTTAAATGATAGGTTAATTATTAGAGACAAACGATATATAATTAATGAGATGAAAGTAAACCTAACGACAGGAGATGTGGATTTGTCATTAATCAATGATTTTAGACCTATTGTTAATATTAATTTACCAATTCAATCCGCTATTGGTGGGATTGTGCAATATCCTTTGTTTTTTGAAAACGGAAAAGAATCTGCTAATATTTCAACAGTTATAGGAGGTGATTTTACAACGTATACACAAGAACAATTGCTAGCTTTTGAGCTTAATGAAAACACAACTGGAAACCCATTAAGTTTTAATATTTATAGAGACGATGAACTTTATTTAACAATATACCAAGATGCTTAATACAATTATACAACTATTGAAGTCGGGGGACTTTTACGGTCAAAGCGAAATTATAGACATCGCTAAAGGGAAATATAAACTTACAACTTCTATTCGTGAAAGCTACAAACAAGCCAAACGTGAGTTATACTTAAAACAAGCTACAAATGGCAGAAAAGAAAATAATTGAATTAGAGGTTAAGAATAATTTAGGGTCGCTTAAATCACAGCTTAGAGAGGCACAGGCGGAGGTTGCTAAGTTATCGGAGCAGTTCGGTGTAACGTCTAAAGAGGCTGCAAATGCAGCGAAAAGAGCAGCAGAACTAAAAGACCAAATAGGTGATGCGAAAGATTTAACAGATGCTTTTAACCCTGATGCCAAATTCAAAGCTGTTAGTGCTGCTTTGGGTGGTGTTGCAAGTGGGTTTGCTGCTTATCAAGGTGCTTTGGGCTTAGTAGGTGTTGAAAGTAAAGCTGTTGAAGAGCAATTACTGAAAGTTCAAAGCGCAATGGCTTTAGCAGAGGGTATAAACGGCGTGACCTCAAGCATTGATTCTTTTAAAAACTTAGGTTCTGTAATTAAAAACAATGTAGTAGCAGCGTTTACCACATTAAAGGGAGCTATTATTGCTACGGGTATAGGTGCTTTGGTAGTAACTATTGGATTCCTATTACCTAAAATAATGGAATGGATTGATGGCACTAAAGAATTAGAAAGAAAACAAAACGACTTAAATAGACAAATAGATAACGCTAATAATCTATATAAAAAAAACACGGAGGAAATAGACAGAAACATAAATGCTGAATTAAGATTAGCTAAAGCACGTGGCGCAAGTGAACAAGATTTATTAAATATCGAGAAAAAAGGTCAAAAGCAACGTGTTGACGTACAAAAAAGGACAGTTGAAGAATTAGATAAGCTTATTAAACAAAAAAGAAATTTATACATTGAGGCTTATGTGGATGAAGATTGGGATAGAGCAAAGGCGTTACAAAAAGAACAAAAAGACTTACAAATACAAAGGAGTCAAATATTAAAAGATAAAAAGTTACAAAATGAAGAGTTGCTTTTAAGACAACAAGAATTAACTCTAACACAAGAACGTGAACGTAAAACTAATAATCAAAAAGTTCAAGCAGAAGTTAAAGAGCAAGTAAAAAAAGAGGAGGAAACATGGGAAGAAAGCTTTAACAGACGTTTAAAAATGCAAGAGGAAATTGACTCTATGCGTTTAAAACCTAAAAGTTTAAAAGACGACCCTAATTCAATAACTGCAAGAGCAATTTCTGATGCTGATGAGTTAATGAAAATACAAGTTGAAACAAATAAGGAAAAACAAAAACTTGATGAGGAAAATGCTGAACGTGAAAAGAAATTAGCAGAAGAAGTTAAAAACAAAAAAATACAAATGGGGCAACAAGCATTTAGTATATTGTCAGACCTATCAAGTTTATTTGCAGACGGTAACGAAGCAGACCAACGAAAAGCTTTTCAATTAAATAAGGCTGCTAATTTAGGACTTGCAATTATGAATACAGCGCAAGCAGTAACGGGAGCATTAACAGCAGGTGGTAATCCTTTAAAACTTGCTACTGGAGCGCAATTCTTAGAAGCAGGAATAGCGGCTACAACTGGAGGTATAAACATCGCAAGAATAGCAGCTACACAATTTCAAGGCACAGGCGGTGCAGACACGGCAACAAGTACACCAACAGCACCACGTACACCAAGCTTTGATATTATACAAGCGCAACCACAAATGCAGTTAGGAGCATTACAACAACAACCTATTAAAGCATATGTAGTGAGCGGTGAAGTATCAACAGCGCAAGCCTTAGACCGTAATAGAGTAAGAAATGCAACATTTTAATCAATTCTAAGTTATAAAGATATGCAGAATATAGAGCTAACAATTAAAGACGATGAACAAGGGGTTTTCGCAATTTCACTTGTAGACCGCCCTGCCATAGAAGAAACGTTTATTTTCTTAAGTGAAATTAGTGTTGAGTTACAAGTTACCAACGATGAAAAACGTGAGGTTGTGGGACTTGCTTTAGTGCCTAACAAACAGATATTAAGACGTATCAAAGATAAGGAGTTTACGATATCGTTTAGTGAAGAAACAATCGCTAAGGTTCAAGAACTTTATCTTAAAAAGAATTATAACAATAACGTAACGGTTGACCATGATCATAATGTTGATGGTGTTAGCTTAATCGAAAGTTGGATTGTTGAAGATGAGAAATATGATAAATCTAACCTTTACAATTTGAATGCTGTTAAAGGTAGTTGGGTTGTTAAGATGAAAGTTTACAATGAAGAAGTGTGGCAACAAATTAAAGACGGTAAATTCAAAGGGTTTAGTATCGAAGGGAAATTTGATGGGTTAGACCAATTGGAAGCTGAAAGCCACGAGGATATAATAAACGAAATTAAGGAACTTTTAAAATCAATATAATTATGCCAGTTACACAAATTGACAATACACAAACTATTAGCAACTCTACATGGAGGGTGCAACCTGATGTTATCACATCTGAAAGCGGAATAGTAAAAGAAAACGGAACTATCCATTACATTGATGGCAAGTTAAAATACCATTCTGAGGGTGTGGTTAAAGAGTTAGGATTAGGTACAGACCCAAGCATTCCAATTATTGCAGTTACAGCAACGCAACCATTTCCAACATCTATAGAAGGAGACAGATATTTATTTTATTCAGTATCAGAAGGAGTAATTGAAACTGTTGTTTTATATGAATATAATGGTACTTCTTACGTAGGTACAACTCCACCTCTAGGACAATTATTTGAGGAGTTATCAACGGGGAAGACAATTCGTTGGACGGGTACGGGTTTGGATGCTTACGGATTACAAAAGAGCTTACAAGATTTAAGTTTGTCACGTAAAACAAATGACTACACTTTAGTCGCTACTGACAACGGTCAGGTTGTTGAAATGAACAAAGCTACTGCTAACACTTTGACTGTGCCAAATAGTGTATTCTCAGCAGGTCAACAAATATTAATCACACAATATGGAGCAGGTCAAACGACAATTGCAGCGGGTGCTGGTGTAACGTTAAGAAGTTCGGGAGGTAAATTGAAGCTAACTAACCAATATGCAACAGCTACATTAATCTTTATTAGTGCGAGTGAGGCTTATGTTTCGGGTAATTTAACAGCATAACATGACTGAGTTTAATAACAAAATAACTCCTTCATTCATAAGATTTAAAGCAGTCACTACCGTAACAGATAGTGACTCTTTATTTTTACAACCTATTGACAGCGAAATACCGAATAGAATAGCAATGCTACAATTCAAAAACTATTTAGGTGATGAAGATAACGGGATTCTATTTGGTGGCACGGGAACAGACGAAGACGTTTACAAGGTTATAGGCGGTGTTGGCACGAGTATTAATTCAGACATATACAATTTATGAGTGATATAACAAAGAGAATAATAATTAAAAAAGGTAGTGGTATTGCAACCGTACCAAGTAGCTCAGACCATAGGGATGGCACGTGGTTAGCTACGGACATTTACATGGGTGAATTCTATATGAACACTGTTAACGGTAAGATATACACACGTACAGCAAGTGGGATTGAAGAAATTATTTATGATGTAGCAGACTTTGAAGTTTTAGCAAATAAAGCGACAAATTTTAGTGTAATTAATAATACTAAATACCCAACTACTCAGGCAGTAGAAAATCAAATTGATGCTAAATTATTAGCTGAAAACTATTGGGTTGTTGGAAGTTCAGAAATTGCAAGGGGTTACAGAGCGCAACACAACTCAACAACCGTATTAGCTGAAAATATTGCAACAGGAACACTACAAGGTACAGCAACAGCGGTGGCGGTATCAACAACATCTATACAAACTAAAAAAACACGTTTAAAAATAGGTGTTTCAACGCCAGCATTAAATGGTATATGTGGTTATAGGTCAACAAGTGCATTTAACATTATTGGTACAGGATGGAAATTTTGTGTTGCTTTTGGTGTAAGTGATACAGCATTTAATACAGGCGCGCGTCAATTTTATGGTATGACAGCAACAACAGCCTCTTTAGGTTTGTCTTCTACTGTTACAGTTGAAAGTTTGTTAAATATTATTGGTATTGGTTCGGACGCTGCAGATACTAATTTGCAAGTATTCCATAACGATGCAACAGGTACTGCTACAAAAATAGATTTAGGCTCAAACTTTCCTGCAAATAGAACAAGTGGTGCAGCTGCTACTGATTTCTTTGTATTTGAAATGTACAATCCTTTTGATTCTATGAATGTATATTACAAAGTTACTTCTTTAGAAAATAACGTGACAGTTGAGGGTACAATCACAACTAATTTACCAAGTGATACAACGCCAATAACTATGCAGGCGTGTAGGACTTCGGGAGCGTCTTCAAACGCTTGTAGCTTTGATATTAGTCAATTAACTTTAAATTGTTTATCATGATAGATGTATATCAAGAAGTAAGGGGAGATTACACTTATGTGGAAAGTAGCTATTTAAATATAATCAAAGTAGGCAATGAAGTTTTGAATGCTGATGTAACAGCAGAAATAACAGCACAAGAAACTATCATTAATGATTACATCTAATTTACAACAACACTCCTAAATCAAGGTTATATAATTATGAATGAAGTCAAGTACATTTTAGAGCAAATCAGGAAGACCAAAACAACAGTGCTAATTATAATCCTACTTGCCTTCATTCTTTTTTATTACAAGTCATTGGTCACTCAAGTAGTGACAAAGAAAATTGAAACTGTTGACGAGGTGAAAAAAGACATTAACAACAATGTTTTGATTCAGCAAATGCTTAACGAATTGATGCTAAAATATAATGCTGACAGGGCTTATATATTTCAGTTTCACAATACAATAAAATACTACGATGGGACACACCGTAACCATCAATCAATGACATTTGAAGTTTGCAACAATGGTATTAGTTCTGAAGCGCACAATTTACAAAACATTCCTGTTAGCTTATACCCTTTGTTCTTACAACAAATAATGTTAGAAAGAATGAACTATTGCGACGTGAATAGCATTAAAGAGCAGACTACAAAAGCATCTTTATTAAGACAAGGAATTCAATCGATATGTATAGCACCGTATTTTAAGAAAGGAAATTTTGTGGCTTATATCGGTTTAGACTTTGTAAAAGAAAACAAGTGTACAGAGATTGATTTTAAGGAGTTTAAAGAGTTTACAAACGAAATAGGTAATATATTAATGTTATGAGAAAAGGAGGTAAAAAAGGTTGCCAATGTAAAGATGGCACGTACAGTAAAGAATGTTGTGACGGTAACTCTCAAGGGGTTGGAAGTATTGAACAACAATCTATTTCAATAGTTACACAAACAAATGAAGTGAGACAAATTACAACAGAAAGAGGTTAAATAAGTTATTAAAGAAAAACGTTTATGAATAAAGAAATAAAAGATGCGTTGAAGACTATCAAGACATTTTTAGGAATGGAAGTTAAGTTAGAGCAAATGAAGTTAGTCGATGGTAACACGGTAATCGAAGCAGATTCTTTTGAACCTGGAGCAAGTGTTATGATTTTAGTACCGGAAAGCGAAGCAGTACCTTTGGAGATTGGTAAATACGAGCTTGAAGATGGTCGTTTGCTTATCGTTGAAGAAAAAGGAATGATTGCAGCGATTGAAGAGATGCCAAAAGAAACTGAGGAGGAAGAGATGCCTGTTGAGGCTGATATCACTCCTGAAGTTGAAGTAAAGCAACCTAAAAAAGTTGTTTCAATCACTGAGCAACACTTTGCAGAAATGAAAGCAAAGATTGAAGAGCTTGAAACTAAGTTAGCAGCATTGGAAGTAAAAGAGGAAGAGCAACCAACGGACATCGTTGAGTTCAAAGCTGAAGAGCCTAAACCAATTCAGTTCAACCCTGAAAACATAAAACCAATTGAGCATATGGATTTAGCGACAAACACAGGTAAATCAACAAGAGATAAGATTTTAGAAGAAGTATATAACAACAAATAAACAAATAAAAAATGGCTACAACTGCAAACATCACTACATCATATGCTGGGCAAGATTCCAAACTATGGGTAAAGGCTGCTTTATTAAGCGGTAACACATTAGCAAATGGAGGTATGACAATCATTCCTAACATTGCTTACAAAACAACAATGTTTAAAATCGGAACGGACGATCTTTTAAAGAATGCTACGTGTGATTTTGATGCTACATCTACTGTAACACTTTCTGAAAGAAACTTGACATTAGAGCAGTTTCAAGTTAACTTACAATTGTGTAAAAAAGACTTTTTACCAACGTGGCAAGCTGAAGAAATGGGATTCAGTGCAAACAAAGTTTTAGCAAAATCATTTGTTGATTACTTGTTGGCTTACATCACTGATAAAGTTGCTTCATCTGTTGAGGTTTCTATTTGGAGAGGTACAAACGCAACAGCGGGTCAAATTGATGGTATTTCTACTTTGTTAGCTGCTGACGCTGCTTTACCAACTGCGAACGAGGTTGCAGGTTCTTCTGCTATTTCTGCTGCATCTACGGTAATTGCTGAATTAGGTAAAATTGTTGACGCTATTCCTGCTGCGTTATACGGTTCACCTGACTTGAAAATCTACGTGCCTCAAGGTGTTATGAAGGCTTACATTAGAGCGTTAGGTGGTTTCTCAGTAGCTGCTACTTCTAACTCTGGTACAGATGCTAAGGGAACACAATGGTACAATGGAGGTGCTTTAACTTTCGATGGTATTCCAATTTTCGTTGCTAACGGATTGGCTGCTAACACTGCTATCGCTGCTGAAACTTCAAACTTGTTCTTCGGCTGCGGTTTATTAAATGACACAAATGAAATTGCGCTTTTGGACATGGCACCGATTGACGGTTCACAAAATGTACGTTTTGTATTGAGAGCTGGTATGGCTGTAAATTACCATTCTGTATCTGATATCGTGACTTACAACATCCCGAATTCAGCTAACTAATTAATTAGCTAAAAGATAACGCGGGGAGGAGCTTAAAGTCCCTCCCCTTTTTTTTTAAACTTTAAAACATTAAACAGGTGGCTTGTAATTTAACCATAGGACGCGCGGAGGCGTGCAAAGAGGCAATCGGAGGACTGAAAGCCGTATACTTTATTAATTTTCAGATAGTTCCATCTGATGTGACTTTTTCGAATGATTTAATAACAGCAGTAACAAACGTTGACAACTTATTTAAATATGAGTTAAAGTCAAACGAAAACGTATTTGACCAAGAAATAGTTTCATCACGTGAAGCAGGGACAACTTTCTTTCGTCAAACGTTAACAATTAAGTTGAAAAAACAAGACGCAACGACGCACAAAGAGGTCAAATTATTGGCTTATAGTCGACCTCATGTCCTAATTGAAAGTAACAACGGTCAATTCTTTTTGATGGGATTGTACAGAGGGGCTGATTTAACAGCTGGTTCTATTAATAATGGTGGAGCTTTAGGAGATTTTAACGGGTACAGCTTGACATTTACCGCTGAAGAGGCTTTACCGGCACCATTCACGGATATTACAAGTTCAGCGACTATCGTTTCTGATTGTTTCACGGGTGCTACAATTGTAACTGCTTAACCATGCCTTGCGCTATAACAGCAGGTCGTTCAGAGCCTTGTAAGGATTCACTTGCAGGGCTTAAAAACGTTTACTTTATCAATGAGGATATAACGTCTAATTATATCTATAAAGAGAATACACCAATGGTTAGTCAGTGGGACTATATTCTTGATACTGATTTTAATGAGTCTATTGATTATTTTAACGCTATCCCTTATTTATATAAATTTGAATTGAAATCTAACGAAAATGTTTACGACCAAGAAATAGTTACTTCACGTGAAAACGGGACTACATTCTTTAGACAAACATTGACTATAAAACTAAAAAAACAGGACATTGCTACGCACAACGCTGTAAAAACTTTAGCATACGCAAAGCCACGTATTTTAGTTGAAAACAACGAAAGACAATTTTTCTTAGTTGGACTTTTGAGAGGTTGTGACGTAACGAGTGGAAATATTAATAATGGAGCATCGGTCGGTGATTTTAGCGGGTATTCCTTGACATTCCAAGCGGAGGAGCTTTTACCATCGCAATTTGTGCCTTTAGGAACTAATGCTTTTTACAATAATCTAATTAACGATGACTTTCCGAAAACTTTATCCACGATTGTAACAAGTTAATTTACGGAGGGGCTTAAAACACCCCTCTTTTTTTTGCAACAAAAACACTATTTTTTAGTTATACTATTATATGATAGTACTAACTACTTCTACAAGTCCACAAACGGTTTATTTTATCCCACGTGAAGGCACGGGAAACTCGGATAAGATATTTCTAACAGACGAACAAACAAACGTCACTACAACGATTAATATAAGCGCATACGCAACAGGTGATTATTACCATACAGCGACTGCTACATTTGCGTTAATAGAAGGACATACGTATATTTGCAAGATTGGAAAAACCAACGACATTAGATTTTACGGACGTGTATTCTGCACTGATAATCCAAGCTCAAACTTTACACAAACGGTAACAACAAACGAATTTATAATTTATGAATAATATTATACAACTATCATCCTATACTGCTCCCGTAATTGTTGAGAATAACAAAAACGAGTGGGTTGAATATGGTGAAGACAACAACTACTATCAATTTTTAATAGACCGATATAGCAATTCAGCGACAAACAATGCTGTTATAAATAACATTTGCAGGCTAATTTACGGTCAAGGCTTAACGGCTACGGATAGCGCTATGAAACCAAATGAATGGGCGCAACTATTATCTATATTAAAGGAAGACGATTTAAGACGTATTATCTTTGATTTGTACGCATTAGGGCAGTGTGCCTTACAGATTCATTACGATAAAGGACATAAAGCTATTACAAGGGTTTTTCACACACCTATACAATTATTAAGACCTGAGAAATGTAACAAGGATGGGGACATTGTAGGATATTTCTATTCTGACAATTGGACAGACCCAAAGAAGTACGTGCCTAAAAGATTTGATGCGTTTGGAACGTCTAAAAAAGAAGTAGAGATTTTATACTTAGCGCCTTATAGTGCGGGAATGAAATACTTTTCAAATGTAGACTATCAAGGAGGTATTGATTACGCATTATTGGAAGAGAAAATAGCTGAATACCTTATTAATGAGGTTAGTAACTCTTTTGCGCCCACGAGTATCGTAAACTTTAACAATGGTACTCCAACGGACGAGATGAAAGATGAAATTTCAGCTCAAGTAATTAGTAAGTTAACCGGGTCAAAAGGTAAAAAAGTTGTAATATCATTTAACGAAAACGAAAATACAAAGACAACTGTTGATACAATACCATTGCAAGACGCTGCAGACCATTATTCTTATTTGTCAGATGAATCTACTGCTAAGATATTACGTAGTCACAATGTAACTACACCATTGTTATTTGGCGTATCGGTTGCAACGGGATTTAGTAGCAACGCAGATGAAATGAAAACAGGAGCGTTGCTATTTGAAAACATGGTTATTAAGCCAAAGCAACAAATGATTGTTGAAATGATTACCAAAATATTATCGTTTAATGGTATTGCTTTAAAGTTATCGTTCAAAACATTACAACCTTTAGATTCAAGCGGTGAAATAATCGGTGGGGATTCTAAAAGAGTTATAGATGGTATAAACTCACTTTCTCCATTAGTAGCAAATAAAGTACTTGAGTCAATGACTCCGAACGAGGTTAGGGCTTTAGTTGGTTTAGTTCCTGAACAAGCTGGGGGTAACATTACTCAAATGAGTGCACAGGATGAATTAGACGTTGCGAAATATGGTGAGGATATTGATTTAGATGAATGGGTGTTAGTTGATAGTAGGGAGGTTGATTATGAGTTAGAAGATGAATTAGATGCAGAGCTTGAAAAACTTAACAACCCTACAACATTATCAAAAGTTTTAAACTTTGTGAAAACAGGTACAGCAAGACCAAACGCAAACAGTATTCAAGATGGTAAACTATTTAAACATAGATACAGATATACAGGTGAAACAACTGATGACTCAAGATTATTCTGTAAAAAGATGACTAAAGCGAATAAAGTTTACCGTAAAGAAGATATAATCAGAATGGAATCTGAGGCAGTAAACAAAGGATTTGGACCTAAAGGAGCTGATAATTATTCTATTTGGTTGTATAAAGGCGGAGGAGCTTGCCACCATAAATGGGTGAGAGAAACTTATTTAAGAAAGTCAGATGTTAACTCCCCAATAGCTAAAAATTTTATGAAGGAGTTTAAACCATCAATTGCTCGTAAACAAGGTGAGATTGTACCCGTGAACGATAAAAGAGTATACACACGACCGATTGATATGCCTAATAAGGGATTTTTACCTAAATAATTTTAAGACATGGCAGAAGCACTTTTAATATCAAAAAAAGACCTACAAGAATACACTTCTTTGAATGCAAATACAGACGTTGATAAAGTTATTCAATTCGTATTGGTTGCGCAAAACATTTGGATTCAACAATACACTGGAAGTAAGCTATTGGATAAGATTAAAACAGATATTACCAATAATACTTTGTCAGGTAATTATATAACACTTGTACGTTCTTATTTAAAGCCTATGTTGATCCATTTTACAATGGTTGAATATCTACCTTTTTGCGCTTACACAATTAGTAATAAAGGTATTTATAAGCACCAATCTGAGAATAGTGAAATTGTATCTAAGGAGGAAGTTGACTACCTAATAGAGAAAGAAAAACGTATTGCAGAATCGTATTCTCAAAGGTTTTTAGACTATATTTGTAAAAACAATAGTTTGTTTCCTGAGTATACAACGAACGAAAATGGGGATGTTTATCCACAGCATAATAACTATTTAACTAATTGGTATTTATGAAGAAAAAAAAGGAATATAAACCAAAGGAAGAAAATATAATTAAACTAAAACAATACTTAAATGATATTAGCAAGTCACGGAATAATAGCAAGTAGTGGAGGGATGAATCCATTAACAGTTGGTTTAGTATCTTCATATAATGCTAACAATACAGTAAATGATTCATTTGGAACTTATAATGCTTCTGCAATAGGGGGATTAACATATACAACTGGTAAATTTGGAGATGCTTTTCAATTCAATGGAACAAATAGTTACATTTCAATTCCGAACACTACATCGCATTTAGATTTTACAAGTGATTTTTCAATTAGTTTGTGGGTAAATTACAACACAACGGCTGCTTCTTATGAAATGTTATTTAATAACTATAAAGCTGGTGGTACTCATGGGTCTGGATTTCTATTATATACAGACAGTACAAGTTTAAGGTTTGATTTATTAAATCAAAGTACTATTAATAGTTATTCAAATAACTTTAATCCAACAATTAATACATGGTATAATATTGTTGTTACCAGAAAAAGAAGTACAGAATCTAAAATTTATATAGATGGTGTTTTACAAAGTGGGACATATCAATTTAGTAATCCAACGGTAGACCAAACTTATCAAGGTGGTCAAATATACAATATAGGCTCTTACAATAATAATAGTTTATTATCAAACATAAGAATGGATGAAATAAATATATATAATAGAGTGTTAACATCAACAGAAATAACAGAATTACAAACTAAATACTATCCTTTTTAATTATGAAAGTTAGACAATTAACATTAGAACAAAAGAACATACTTGCAGGTAAAGTATGGGGTTTCCAAGGTCAAGTATTCAATCCTTTACAAGATGTAAACGGTAATTGGTTTATATCAAATGAAGAGGTTAACGGTTGTACATTGCAACAAGCGGAGTCTATCCCATGTGATGCGTGGCTTTTAACATTACCCGAAATAGATTACAACCCAGTAATAGTAAACTTTAATGAAGCGTAAATTTTACGAAGGTCAAATAATAAATAATAAAGTCGTACAAACGGTATGGAGCGACTCAAGTAATCACATGATATTATATACAGATGGAAGTTTTGAAGTCATTAAAAAATAGATGGAACGCACCAACACCCAACTTTTGGAAACGTATTCAAAGTGTTGGAATAGCAATTGGAGGTATAGGAGCGGTATTAATCGCTCCTCCGTTTAGTTTAGCAATTGCACCTTATTTGGTGGCAGTTGGGTCAGTAGCAGGAGTATTATCACAACTTACAGTCGATGAGCAACGTTAAGAACTATACAGATAAACAGATACTCGACAGGGTAAAAAGTTTAAAATCATTTAAGTCAATTCCTGTTGGATATTGGATAGTAGGAGTAAGGTCAAATGAGGACGCACCAAATAAGTATGACGATAAGTTTTACTTATTCAATGGTGAGCAATTCGTTAAGGTTGTAACAGGAACAACTAACCCCGGCACACCAATATTACAAGGTGGCTATTTGAAGTACAACAAGGTAGGTGCTGCGGTTGTTAAGTCAAACGAATGGTATTACGATGTATGGAAGTTTGGACTACACCAAGGTAAACAACCAGCTTTAAGACAGGTGGGTAACTTCATTGTATACCGTGACGGAGATAAAGATGGTAAAAGCGAAGAGATAGGTACGCCAATTGTTGGCAGTGGTTATGGGATCAACTTTCACACAGTTTCTAATGATTTATCAGTTAGAATTGTTGGTGAGAATGTAGGAGGTTATTCAGCAGGCTGTCAAGTATGCAATAATGTAGAACAATACAGAATGATAATAAACATGGTTAAAAATCAAAATAGGGTAACGTACTGTTTATTAGAAGAATTTTAGTATATTTACAATGTGTTTTGTAGCGGTTTAGAAATAAATCGCTTTTTTTTTGCTTAAAAGTTTGCGTATTAATAATAAATGTTTAAATTTGTAACATAATTAAAACATAAACACATGAAAACAGCAGAATTAATCGAAAGTCAAATTACCGAAATCCGTGAGAAAATGGGATATGGTAATAGTTTTTACAAAATCCCTTACTCGGAGGAGCTTGTAACAGAAACGCAAAAGGTAGTAGGAGAAAATTATTTGTTCATTTTAAAAATTATGGGTCATGAGAAATGCTAAAAAATTATTATACGTATTGGTTTGTATTATCATTGTAGGTTTTGTGAATCAGTATTGGAACGCATCGACAGCGGTTTGGATTGGATTTGGATTGTTAGGTTGGACATTAACAGGAATGTGCTATGAAAAAGATAATGACTAAGATATTTAACGTTGATATGCTTATTATGCCCTCAGACGTTGAATTTACAAAAGTTGACAGTGATAGTGTTTGGGCATCGTTTGAAGAGCTTAGAGAACGTTTATATATCAATGACGGGATTGTATACAATGAAGAGGGTGATAGAATCTGCACAACAATGGAGTTAGAGCAGTTTGATGAGTTTGCAGAACTAAACAAGTGTATAACGTGTGGCGGTTCGGGTGAATATTACGTTACGGATTACGACCAAGACGCACCATTTCAAAACATTTTAATAAATTGTTATTGTGAGAAGCCCTTCGAATTATGAATATATTTACGAGCGTGTGCGTAATATGTTGGAGTCAGGTTGGATTCAGCTTGACATCGCAAAACATTTAAATTTACCTGTTTCAGTTGTTGGTCACGCAATAGCAAAATGGGAAGGAAAAAAGTATATAACAAGCCTATATTTTGGCTACAAAAACCAAGCATATTATGAAGAAGATTACATTTATCAAACCCCTACTTATGACGAGCTTTCTGATGATGAGCAAGCTATCTATCGGTCAATTGAGTTTACAGCAAATCAAGGACAAAGGGATAAAACATCCTGAGATTGTTTACGCACAATACCGCTTAGAAACAGGTAACGGTAAGAGCAGAGCATTTCGAGAGTATAACAATGCGTTCGGGTTTACGTTAAAAGGCAAATTAATGCGATTTAAGAGCGTTGACGCTTGTGTAGAGTATTACAAGACGTGGCAGGATAAAAGATACGTTAAAGGCGATTATTATGTATTCTTGCAGAAAATAGGCTACGCAGAGGAAGAGGGATATATTCAAATGTTAAAAAAGTTTTAAAATGAAAGTACTAAATTTATATGCTTGTTTGGGGGGGAACCGTTACAAGTGGGATGAAGTAGCAAAAGAAAAAGGAATTGAAATTGAAGTTACAGCAATTGAGTTAGACCCTGAAGCAGCTCGATTATATCAAGAAAGATTCCCAAATGATACGGTAATAGTTGCAGATGCGCATCAATATTTATTAGACCATTACAAAGAGTTTGATTTTATATGGAGTTCACCACCTTGCCCGACACATAGTAGAGCAAGATATTGGAATAGTTCAAATTATGAAACAACAACACAAGCTGTTTATCCGGACATGAAATTATATGAAGAAATACTTTTTTTACAACATTATTATAAGCATGGTAAGTTTGTTGTAGAAAATGTTATTCCTTATTACGAGCCTTTGGTACAAGCGCAAAAAAGAGGCAGACATTTATACTGGACTAATTTTAATTTGCCAAATGAATGTAATGATAGAGGCTTTAAAATTTCACAAGAAAAAAATGAATTAGATTCTTTATGTAAGTTTCATGACTATGATTTTAAACAATATAAAGGTGAGCAATCAGTAGTTAAAATGGCTCGAAATTTAGTAGACTATGAAGCAGGGCGCACAATATTTGAAGTCGCTTTAGGTGTATACAACCAAAATAAAAAAACTAACCAATTAACAATATTTTAAGATGAAAAAGATAATTATAGCAGCATCTTTGCTAATGGTAGGATGCTCAAAAGAAGAAGTAGCAAAAACACCTATTAAGGATTGTAATTGTGATAGGATCGTTAGAGTGTTGCCAGGATTTGATATAATAGTACCTGGGCAACCTATAAAACATTCAGGCGGTGCAATAACAATAAACGATTGTTCAGGTGAACAGCGAAAGTTTGGTAACAATAACGGAAATTATGAATTTAGTCAGAAAGTAGGAGAATGCTACAATTGGTGATAACAGAGCTTCATCAATGACACTCTGTGAATAATTAACCGACCTAACAAGTCGGTTTTTTTGTTGTGTGTACTTTTTAAAAACAATCTGTACTCATTTAAATAACTACAAAACAATATGTTAATACCAAATAGTGCGAAGTACACTTTGAAACCTTCTATACTATATATATTAGGGTACTATTATATATTTATTTATATAAAAAATATATTTATTCTTACTGCTGAAACAAGTTGTCGGAAAAATAGAAAAAATGTGTACTATTTGCTTGTTTTTAGTTGTAACTTATTAATATATAGCAATATATAATAGTACAGATTGCGCAACACATCCAGTGCGAATCGTAAATTATATGTGTTGTTAAGTACAAATCACACCTTATTTAGAATGAATATAAATTACAATATATTTGTATTTAATTAAAATAATTAATTATATTTGCATTTGTAGAGTGGAAGCTACAGTAAGAAATTTTTTATAAATTCCTCGAGTTGAAGTGACTTCCACCACCGATACTCGAGGTTTTTTATTTTATAGAAATTATGAATGTTGATTTTTACAAGGATGCCTATCAGAACACACCGATAGGAAGACCAAAAAACGTATTGTTTTATTTAGACCGTATTAGAAATGGAGACAGTAAAAAAACAATTGAATTAGTAAGGTCAGAATTAGATTCAAAAAAGAAATCTAAAATCAAATTACAATTGCCTGCTGTTACATTTGCAGGTACATTTACCACAAGGTCAAAGGATAATTTAAAAAAGGCAAGTGGTTTATGTATATTGGATTTTGACAAACTTAAAAGCTATGATTTAGTTTTAGAGTTAAAGGATAAATTATCAAAAGACAATTATGTTTATTCTACTTGGATAAGTCCTTCTGGAGATGGTTTAAAGGCTTTGGTTAAAATACCTTGTATAGAATCCAATGACGAATATAACAAGTACTATAAATCAATTATAAAGCATTTTAGTTGGGTAAATGATAACTACGGTAGTGACACGATAGATACTTCGGGAGCTGACATTAGCCGCCTTTGTTTTGAATCATACGACCCAACAATTTATATTAATTTAGAATCTGATTTATACGTTGACTTTGAAAGAACTGAACTTGTTGAAATAAACAGTACTTTAGGAGTAGTTACAAACATTCCTTTAACAGACCAGGACCAAATAGCAAATAGGTTAATGGTATGGTTTAAGAAGTCTTACAACGGTGTAAATCGTAACAATTCCTTTCATAAATTAGCACTTGCATTTAATGATTTTGGAGTTGAAAGATTTATTGCTGAAAGGTATATTTTAGCAAACGAGCAAAAGGATTTTGATAGTAAAGAAATATTAGCATTAATAAACTCAGCTTATAAGCATACCGCTAACTTTGGGACAAAACAGTTTGAAGATAAGGTTAAATTAAAGACCATTTCAAATATGATTTTAGTCGGTAAGACAAACGACTATATTAAAAAATCATTTCCTGACTTAAGCGATGAGAAATTAGATGCTGAGATAAATGCACAAAAAAGTAAAATTGACGTTAACAAATTTTGGAGTCACAATGAGGAGGGGAAGTTAGTAGTGTCACACCACAAATTTAAATTCTATTTAGAAAACAAAAACTTTTTCAAACATTTTCCAATTGATAAATCAAAGACTTTTACTTTCATAACTAAGGAAGGTAATTTTGTTGACGAAGTAACAGAATTTCAAATTAAGGACCACGTACTAAACGAATTGTTAAGTAGTGATAGTTTGGAGCCTTTTGATTTAGTTGCAGGTAGTACAAAGTCTTTTACACCGCAATATTTATCAATGCTTGAAACAGCAAAATTTAACATTGAAGAAGATGCTTCTGACTTTGCAATTTTATACTATCGTAATTGTGTAATTAAAGTATTTAAAGATGGTTACCAAAAAATGAATTATGAAGACTTAAAAGGTTTTGTTTGGAAAAAACAAGTTATTGACCGTGACTTTATAGATGCAGACCACCACGACTCAGAATTTAGAAGATTTCTTTGGTTAGCTTCATCACAAAATAAAAATAAATACGAAAGTTTAAAATCTGTAATTGGTTACTTGATGCACTCCTATAAAACAAGTGCAAACAATAAAGCGATAATATTCAACGATGAAACAATTTCTGACAATCCAAACGGTGGTTCGGGAAAGTCTTTGTTTTGGAATGCGTTAGGTAAAATGAAAAAAGTATCTGCAATAGATGGTAAAACGTTTGAATTTACTAAATCATTCCCTTACCAGTCGGTTCCTGTTGATACACAACTTTTAGTATTTGATGACGTTAAAAAGAACTTTCAGTTTGAATCTTTATTCTCATTAATTACAGAGGGTATAACCTTAGAATATAAAGGGCAAGACGCAATCAAGCTACCTGTTACTAAATCACCTAAAATCGTTATTACAACAAACTACACTATTGGAGGGGTTGGTGGTTCTTTTGAACGTAGGAAGTTTGAAGTTGAAATGAGTAGTTATTTTAACGCAAATCATACACCTTTAGACGAGTTTGGTCATATGTTATTCGATGATTGGGACGAAAATGAGTGGGCAAGGTTTGACCATTTTATGATTAACTGCCAAAAGTTTTATCTTGAAAAAGGATTAGTACCATTTGACTTTACGAATTTAGAGCATAGAAAATTAATCAATGAAACATCTTCTGAGTTTTTAGAGTGGATTGGAGATGGGAACGTACAAGAAGATAGTAGATTAATTAAAAGTGTTTGCTTTGAAAATTTCTTACAGGAACATAAAGATTTTAGAAGTTGGTTAAAGTCTAAACGTTTTACAATTTGGATACAAAAGTATTGCGCTTATTATGGTAAGACATACACGGAAGGAAATTCAAATGGTCAAAGATGGTTTGAAATTACAAGTAATAACGAATTTAAAAAAGTAGAAGAATGCCCGTTTTAGAACTTAGAGAATATCAGAAACAATATGTAGATGGATTGCAAAATTCATTTAAGAAAGGAAACAAAAAAATAGTTTTGTGCGCCCCAACAGGTTCTGGAAAAACTGTTATGTTTTCCTACATGTGTAAAAACGCTTTTACAAAAAACAAAAAAATACTTATTTTAACAGATAGAAAGGAATTGTTTTCTCAGTCGGATAGCGTATTGTTAAAGTTAGGATTAAAGCCGCAATTGATAAAGCCAAATTCAAAAGTAGATTTAAACGAAAATCTATTTGTTGGAATGATTCAAACGGTAATGCGTAGGATTGAAATATTAAAAGAATGGATTGATAGTTTAGATTTAATCATAATTGACGAAGCTCACAAATCTATATTTGATGGATTATTTGATTACATAAATAAAAAAACGTATGTAATAGGTGCAACTGCAACACCACACCGAGAGGGGAAACAACTAAGTTTAGAAAAGTTTTACGATGACATTATACAAGTTATAGATACCCCCGATTTAATTGACAGTGGTAATTTATCAACTCCTGTTTCTTATGGTGTTAAAGTCGATTTAAAAGGTGTAAAAACAAAAGCTGGAGATTACGATGAGAAAAGCATGGCGGATAAATATTCAGAAATACAACTTTACCACGGCGTGTATGATAATTATACAAAAATTTGCAACGGTAAAAAAGCAATAATATTTGCACCAAGTAGGGATTCATCGGTTGAGCTTGTAAATTCATTTGTAAATAAAGGCCTAAATGCAAAGCATGTGGATTGTTACATGAATAATAGAGATGAAGTTATAGAATGGTTTGAAAATACACCTGGTGCAATTTTGTCAAACTACGGAATTTTGACAACGGGTTTTGATTGCCCAACTATTGAAGTTGTAATTTTATACAGGGCTACAAAGTCTTTGCCTTTATTTCTTCAAATGGTAGGACGTGGTTCGAGAGTTACACCAATAAAGAACGAATTTACAATATTAGATTTTGGGAATAACATTCAAAGACATCACTATTGGGAAGCACCAAGAAAATGGAATTTAAAGAAAAAAGAAAAAAAAGAAGGTGCTGCACCAATAAAAGAATGTCCAGAATGTTGCTACCTTATGCCTGCAAGAATTATGGATTGTCCCGAATGTGGTCACGTGTTTGAAAAGTCCGAAAAGGAAAAAGAGGAAGATGTAATTGTAGAATTACAAAAACTATCTTCAAACGCTTTAAAATCTAAAATACAAGGTGCAACATTTAAAGAACTAGAAATGATACAAAAAGCAAAAGGTTACAAAGTATCATGGATATTCCACCAATTGAAAACAAAAGAAGATTATTTTGCTTATGAGAAATATATGGGCTATAAAAAAGGATGGGCAAACAGACAATTTAATTTAAAGTACAAATGAAAAGTGAAGACAAAATTCAACAGGAAATAGTAATATGGTATAGAAATAATTATTGTTTAAAGAAACATGATCCACGAAATTTAATTTTTTCAGTACCTAATGATTCAAAAGATGCAAAGGAACAAATGAGAAAAATTGCAACAGGATTGTTTTCGGGTGTATCTGATTTAATTATGATACATTTTGGTAACGTGTATTTTATCGAAGTAAAAACAGACGTTGGAAGGCAATCTGACAAACAAAAAGAGTTCCAAACGCTTGTTGAAAACCAAGGCTTCAAATATTATTTAATAAAAAGTTTAGAAAAATTTAAAGAAATAGTTGCAGATTAATAATTAATACTTATATTTGTAACATGATTCTTTGACGTATTAGAAAATAAGTAGAGCCTTTGGGCTTAGTCAGGTGGTGTAATAAGTACAACATACCAGGTAGCAACCAACGGAGATACAGGTTTGAATCCTGTTCTGACTACTAACTAAAACAAAACACAAATATGGCAGGATGTTACGGAAGTGATCCCTATGATAGATACTGGGAAGCACAATTAGACAAATACCTTAATCAAGATGATGATCAAGATGAGAATGAAGAAGAAGAAGAGTAAATAACTAAAACAAAACACAAAATGAAAACAAATCTAAGAAAATTAGCATTGATACTTAGAAAGGTCGATGCTTCAAAGTTCTTGTATGTTAGCTCAACAAGACATGATATTGTACTTGGAGCTATGAAACAAGATGTATTAATCGACGAATTAAACATAAATTGGGATTCAATTGAATACGATTTAGAAATGACAATCTTTAAGAAAAACAATGTTAAATTAATTGTATCATGAAAAATTTAATTAAAATACAGGCAGAGTTGAAATGTCCGAAAGGTTCATTCAACGCATTTGGAAAGTACAAGTATAGAAGTGCTGAACAAATATTAGAGGCTTTAAAACCTTTACTTAACAAGTACGACTCATTATTATTGATGTCTGATTCAATAGTTGAGATAGGTAATAAGCTTTTTTTAAAAGCAACAGCAACCTTTAAACATGAAGCTGAATCTATTGAAGTTTTTGGTTTTGCTGAAATGGGAGAACACAAAGGTATGAGTTCAGAACAGACAACAGGTACTGCTTCAAGTTACGCTCGCAAATATGCTTTGAATGGTTTGTTCTTAATCGACGAGACAGAAAGCGACCCTGACTCAAAAGCGCCAACACCAAAGAAGAAAGAAACAATCTCAGATGATAGGTTAGCGGCTGCACTTGAAAAGATTAGAAAAGGTGAGTACACAATGGAAAAGCTAAAAGAAAAGTTTGAATTAACACCTAAACAATTAGAGCTATGTTAGTAAATTATGAATTATACGACAAAGAGGGCGAAGCATTAATGTCGTTACAAGGAAAAGAATATATTGCGCCTGTTGGGTCGGATGTTTGTTTTCATGACGATGAAATTTCTTTAAAAGAAAAAGATCAAGTAGCTCTTTTATTTAACAGTAAAGTAACGTCTCACGTTTATTATATTGATGAAGATAGTCTTTGGGTAAATTGTGAAGTTATAGAAGAACTAACAGAAAAAGACGAATCAGATTTATTAAAATATCATAAATTTAAATATGAAAAACAATGAAAATACGTTGTTCATCACTTCCGAAAATAATGACAGCCTCACGAAGTAAAAGTGAGGCACTGTCCGAAACAGCAAAGTCATACATCAAGTCAATTGCTAAGCAAGACTACTTCGGTTACACTACTGAGTTAAATAACAAGTACGTGACCAAAGGGATACAATGCGAAGAGCAATCTATTGAACTACTTAACGATGTTCTATTCACTAACTACGAAAAGAACGAAGTACGTAAAACAACCGAGCTATTAACAGGAGAGGCGGACATAGTTACACCTGAGTTAATAATCGACATTAAAACGTCTTGGAGCTTTGATACATTCCCAGCAACACCAAGCGATATTAACATTAAAGATTATGAGTATCAGTTAAGGGGTTACATGCATCTTTACAATGTAGAACGTGCTGCACTTGCTTACTGTATGGTCAACACACCAAGTGACTTAATCGGTTACGAAAGCGAAGAACTACACAGAGTACGAGACACACCGATTCAAAGCCTTGTAACGATGTTAACCATTGAACGTGACTATCAACTTGAAGAGGAAATGTTAGAGCGCTCAGCGGCTGCAATTGAATATTATCAACAATACATAAACCAAATACATGAGAAAATCAATCGTTGACTTTAGCGACATCCCAATAGACGAAATACGGATGCGGTTAAAGTACCAAAAGAAAAAGTATAGTGTAACAGAGTGCGTAAAGGAAGCATTTAGAATAGCAAACAATAAAATAAAAGAAGATGAAAAACGAAATGAAATTTAACGGAAAGATCACTAACATTTTAGAAGTGGTTGAAGTAGGAGCAAACAAAAAGATAGAGTTTGTAGTGACAGAGACCGAAGGGCAATACCCTCAAGCGGTTAAGTTTGGAATCTTTGGAACGGAGAAAGTAGATAAGTTCTTGCAGTATAACAAAGTTGACCAAGAAGTTGAAGTGTTATTTAACTTCAAGACCAACGAGTGGCAAGGGAAGTATTTCACGTCTATTGATGCGTGGAGAGTTAATAAAGTACAAACAGAAGAAACACCATTTTAGTTATGTTTAAAGTAGGAGATAGAGTATATCACATCAAATATGGATGGGGTATTATTGAGGAAAAACAAGATGATGATATATTGTCAGTATTTGACGAGTATGCAGTATGGAATAATTCAAACAATAATTTGCTGTCATTCACAGAATACACCTTCCAAGGGTTTAGTCAAGAAAGACCAAATGAAACGAAAGATTAATATGAAAAAGAAAGCAACAAGCCTCAGTGATTTGACTGAGGCTAAACGTCAACAGGCGATAGAATACTATCAACACGTAGCAAGAGCTATGATGCTTTGCCAATCTGCACTACACTCACTTGATGATGTGTCAGACAATATGTTTCACAAGCACGAAATTAAACGTACTATAAATCAGTTTATTAATGGAGTTGAAAGGTTTGCGAACACTTTTGTAGAGAACAACAACGAGACAATGGCTCAGACTTACTCGAATATTATTAAGCAGATTGACGAGTTCAAAGAAAACATTAAAGTTCAGATACAATGATTTCAAGAAACAACAAGAACCGCAACCGCTGGATGATAGCGATAGAGTTTGATATCTGTCGATGGAAGTTCAGAGAGAATCGCAAGGGTGTCATAAACGTAGGTCGATTAATTAGAAAAGCATATTATAATAAGGATAACGATGGAAATTAAAGAAAAAATTGAAGAGTTAAAAGCAAAGTTAACAGGCAACCTATTTGAAGATGGGGAGTTAATGATGGAAATTTATGAGTTGAAAAAACAATTGAATCCCGAAATAGAAACCAATCCCGAAGCGGATGAAGATGAAGACGGATGTATTTTTTGTTCCGGATAAAAGTATTTTGCATTTAAATAATTAGTATATTTGTAAACGGAGTTAAGATTTAGCGGTCTTATGCAAAAGGTTCACGTTCCTACTCCGTTTCTTTACTAATAACGTGAATAAAAACGTAAAATTATGCAAGAAGAAAATTGGAAAGACATTCCTAACTATGAGGGATTGTATCAGGTTAGTAATTTAGGTGTTGTTAAAAACAATAAGGGTACACTAATAAAAAGCTTTATTAATCATAATGGGTATTTTAGGGTTAATTTATGTAAAAATGGTGTGAAAAGAAATTTTAGAAATCACCAATTAGTTGCAATGGCTTTTTTAAATCATATACCTGATGGTACTCATAAATTAGTAGTTGACCACATTAATAATATCAAGACTGACAATAATATTGAAAATCTTCAAATTATTACACAAAGAAAAAATGCACGTAAATTACAAGGTAGTTATACGAGTAAGTACAAAGGTGTTTGTTGGCACAAGAAAAGTAGAAAATGGTATTCAAGAATACATATAAACGGTAAAAATATAAATTTAGGTTTTTTCGATTGTGAACTTAAAGCACACTTAGTATATCAAAACAAATTAAAAGAGATAGTATGAAAGTAGAATTAATATCCGTGTATGGTGACGATGCGACCGTTTGCGATGCAGCGAGAGTATCGTTTGATAAGAAAGCAAGTAACTATTCAAAAGAACAGAATAGTAGATTGATAAACTATTTAGTTAAACACAAACACACATCAGTGTTTAGACATCCACAACTAACGTTTAGAATAAATTGTGCCATTTACATAGAGAGACAATTGTTTAAACACCAAGTTGGAATGAGTGCAAATAGTATAAGCGGACGGTATTGTGATTTCTCTGATACGTACACACTTATAAGTGAATGGAGGGAACAAAGCAAAGATAGTAAACAAGGCAGTGCAGGAGCTTTACCGTACGATACGCAAGAGAAATGCAATGAGATTGAATACAATGTAAAAGAGGCTTGTCAGAATGCGTATAAACAATTAATTAGTTTAGGGGTATCAAAAGAACAGGCAAGAACTATACTACCGTTGAATCTTAATACAACTTTTTTGTGGACAGGTTCACTGCTATCGTTTATCCACGTGTTCAACCTTAGACTTAAGTCAGACGCACAACAAGAAACACGTGAAGTTGTTTCCGAAATGTTACGACTATTAAAAGAAAACGGTAACTTTGCAGAATCATTAAAAGCATTTGAATTATGAAAATTAAAGTTAGTACACGAGTAGTATTCATATTCAATGATCATGTTGTTAAAGTACCCATATCATTGCGTGGGTA